CTTACACAATAAGCACTAGCCTCTTGAACCTCTCCAAACAAAGTATCGTTATCCATATTTGTCCTAATGGTAACAATGTCATTTGCGTTTTCTTTAATCATAATTTCATAAGCATTCCTGTAAGAAATTACATCAAAGTCCTCTGGCATCAATCCCTTTTCTTGTGCACTTTGAAATCTTTTGTGGTCTAGGATCATTGATCCAATTATGTTTGCCTCTAACTCATATATATTATCCATATCTTCTCTCTATTATTGCTTCAAATTGATTCAGACCTATCATAGTCATGAGGGTTGGTTTCTTAGACCAAAAAGACCTAATCCACTTCTTATGACCTTCTGAGTTTGCTATCTCAAAATACTTATACCAAAACTCCTCACTGCTTAAGTCTATTTTTTTACCTGTCTTTGGGGAAACTACTCCTTTCCTCCCCAGTTCACGCAGCTCTTTCCATCTTGCGTTTGCTTTGAATGAGTTGGCACTGTGCTGATAAAAAATCTTATCGCATTGCTCCTTATAAATTTCATTAATCCTATCCAAATCTAATATATATATTTGTTTAGTATTACCTTTAGTATTGTAGCCACCTGACGGCGGGGGGTAGCCACCTGACGGCGACACCTTTAACTTATAAAGATTGCTTGTATTATTTCTTTTTTCCCAATCTAAATATCCTATTTCTCTTAACTTTTTAAGATTATCTTTTATAGCCGTGAGAGATAGATTGGTAAGTTCTGTTAATTTTCTATGTGATGGATATGACTGACCAAATTCGTCAGAATAGTTTGCTAAAACTATTAGTATAAGTTTTTGTGTGGAGTTTACCTCCACCTTTAAAACTTTAGTGATGTATTCTAATGACATATTTTCCCTCTTGAAAGACTATTAAAGCACATAAATATAATTATTGTAAATACTTGATTTAATATATTATAAAGAATACAATCATTCCAAGGAGAAATAATATGGCAAAAGAAAAAATATACGAAGCCCTGCAATGCGTTCAAGAATACATGGTTTTAAACCCTATCGCAAAGGAAGGCGTAAATAATTATCAAAAATATAACTACAGAGGTATTGACCAGATCATTCAATCTTTTTCAAAACCTTTGTTTGAAAACAAAATACTTACGATTGTGCAACCAGGGTTGAATGTTTCTACTAAATTTATAGATGGCAAAAATACCCTTACAAGAGTTGTTGGGACTTTGAGGTTTTTATGTACCGAAGATGGGTCTTATGTCGATAGGTCTTATGTTGGTCACAGTTTGTCTCAACAAGCTAAAGATTTAGAGGCTGCAAGATCTTTTGCATATAGGAATGCTTTATTAGAAACATTTTGTGTGCCGTTTGAGGGTGTTGTTGAGCCTGAAATGGAAGGGGTTGACAAGAACTCTAAGCCTGAAGCCGATCAAGAAGAAGTCTCTATGATAGAGGAATTTAAAACACAACTTAGAAAGGTTTATAAAGATAAAGACAAGGCTCTGAAGTTATTTCAACAGTATGACAAAGTTGCAGAACTTAGTAATGACAAGGAAACCAGGGTTCAGTTAAATCTTTTATACAGCAAGGTAATTAAATAATGGAACAAATCAAACAAGGGTCAGAGGCTTGGCATAAACAAAGAGCAAATAGAATTACTGGAACAAGGCTCTGTAAGACCGCACAAGAATGTATTTGGACTAAAGGAGATCAATGGGAGTCTTTGGGCAGAGATATGTACAGAGAGGCTAATGGTTTATCACAAGACCCATTTAATCAATTTGCTATGTTTGCTATGAAGCATGGTACAGACAGCGAACCTTTTGCTTTAAAAACTTTAGAGAAAATGGGTTACAAAATAACACAACCATCTTTTGTTGTTCATCCAGATTATGATTGGCTTGGCATATCTCCTGATGGAATAATGCTTGAGGGAAGAAACGGAAATGTATCTGCTGTTGAGGTTAAATGTCCTCAAGGCAAGCCCTGTAAAGATGTTAAACAAGATAAGAGAAATTATTGGCATCAAATACAAATGGCTTTAGAGTGCATGGACTTAGATGAAATGTTATTTTTTCAATGGTATAGCGATGAAGAGTATTATGAGGAGTGGGTTAAGAGAGATAAGGATTGGGCAAAAACATATATACCAAAAGCAAAAGAATTTATGGATTGGTATGCGGAGAAAAAGTTAGACCCAAATTATATTGAGCGATGGACTCAAGACAAAGAAGAACCTGGAATAAATTATAAGGCAGTTGATGATGAAGATGACACGTCTGAATTAGCATCTGTGTTGAAAGAACTGAAGCAGCTCAAAGATAAATCCTTGATCCTGGAAGAAAGGAAAAAGATATTATCTGCCGTGTTAATAGCAAAACATGGCGGGGCGTTTAGTACCTCACAAGTGAAATGTCATATGACACAAGCAAGAGGAAGAATAAACTACGCTAGATTGGTTAAAGAGCAAGATATCCCCAGAGATGTAATGGAAAGTTATAGATCTGAAGGAGACTCTAGGATTTATACCAAGCTATTGGAGGAAAAAAATGGCTAATAATAAGAAATCAATTAGCTCAAGAATCGACAGCGATATATACGATAAGCTTGTAAAAGTTAGCAAGATAGAAGGTCATAGATTTAATGACAGAAAGATTGCTTATATTGTAAATAAAGTTTTAGAAGACTGGTCTAAAAAGGAGAAATAAATGAAACAGTATGATAACACCAATCGTGGATCTATTTGGAAAAACGATAAGAAAGAAAAAGAAACACAACCAGATTATACAGGGGGTATAGATGTTGAAGGAAAACAATACTTTCTGAATGGCTGGACAAGAAAACCAGGAGCAAATCCAAAAGCCCCTGCAATGAGTTTTAGTGTAATGCCAAAGACAGAAGGTTATGGAGCAACTGCACCAGCACCAAAGTCTGAAGAAGTTTTTCCTTCTGGGATTACAGAAGACGACCTTCCATTTTAAGGAGTAACCATGGAAAATAAAGAAAAACCAACAATAACAGTAAAGGTGGATGAAGAGGTAAGGTCTTATAATATAGAAGACTTATCTGAAGAGGCTAACAGGGCTGTTGCGGCACAACAGTTCTATCAGCAAACGATACAGCCACTTCTAGGAGAGCTCGTAAGACTTATCCAAGTGGGTGCTGAGGTTGAGAGAACCAACCTTACTTCATACCTACCAGAAACCTACAAGGTTATTGAGCAAAAAGAAGTTAAGGATAAAGAAGAGTCCTAATGACTGACGATATAGACAAGGGTCTTTCAAACTTTGAGAGACTCTCGGCTATTCTAGGTAAGGGATCGCTGTCTGGATCTCCGTGCACTGGTGGCATTTGCACAACAACCCTTGGAGATCAGAGGTGTAAGACATGCGGAAGGTATGAGGATGAGATCCTTGAGTGGAATGAGCTATCAGAGGTTGTTAGAAAGGGAATAAATATGAAGAACATTTCTCAAGGCTATGAAATAAGACAGACCTTTACAAGCAAACCAAAAGACGAAGAAGAATGACATCATCAGATGCTTTTAAAAAAGATCTGGCGGTTGGGCATGAGATAGAAAACAAAATATTAAACTCTTTAAGAAACAAATATCCATCGGCTGTTCTTGTCCCTGGAAAGTTTAAACCCTACGATATATTTGTACCAGAAAAAGACCTTAAGATAGAAGTCAAGGTTGATTACAAGAGCCAAGAGACTGGAAACATTCTTATTGAACTGTTTATGTTTAATAAACCATCAGCACTTCTTACTACAGAGGCGGACTTCTGGATTATAGAAACTGGAATCCAGATGCTTTGGATAACGCCAAAAAAAATTATAGAGTGTATTATGATTAACAACATAAAGTCTCAATCAATACTTGGAAGAGGAGACGATCAAGAAAAAATAGCATGTCTTATTCCTATCGACATCTTTAAAAGATACACAATTTGACAATCATGCATTAATAAATTACAATGTTTACATTATTAATTAAATAGGGAGATAATATGGACATATATCCAAACGCATTACTGGTCTTTAATGAAGACACTAAACACGGAACTGTTGAGTGGAGATGGAAAACAGAAGGGGACCCATCACCAGCATACAAGTCTTTGAACTATAGTTGGTGGACACCAAAGAAGTCAGACTTTCAAATACTAACAAAACTTGATGCACCAAAAAGGCAAGAAGCAAAAGATGAGATCTGGGGCAACATGCAAGAAGAGATACAGTATTTTAAAAGGCTGTATAAACTACACAGGGATAACAAGAAGGCGGCAAAAAATGAAGCATGATACTTTAATTATAATTTCTGTAATGGGTATGCTTTTATGTGCGGCAGTACTGGTTCTGTTAAATGGATAACATAACAAGAAGGTGCGTTGCTTTAAACGAAGCAAAGAAAAGAGCTAAAGATCCAGAGTTTAAAAAACTTTGGGCTTTGAAACTAAGAGAATTATTAAATGGACCAAAAAGGATTCAGAATGAATACATGGAAAGAAGCAGTTACTGAATACTATAGGTTCAATAAGATGGGTAAGAATGACTTTACCTATCGAAAATATTTTGATCCACTCTTCGATGGAGTTGATCTTAAGGATATTACTAAAGAACATATCGTGAAGGCGAGATCGGGAATAAAGAAAAGTCCTGGTACCGTTAACAGATATTTAAACTACTTCAGGGCTGTGCTTATGTACGCCTACGAAGAGTTAGGGTGGTTGGATACCAAGCCCATAATCAAGAGAGTAAAGGAAGATTCTAAAAGAATTAAATACTTTACCATTGATGATATAAAAAGACTGCAAAGGGAGCTCCCCTCTCACTTGCAAAAGCCTTTTATATTTAGCCTCCTAACTGGGGTGAGGATGTCCAACTGCTTTAATCTTAAATGGGATGACATAAAAAAAGACCAGATAGCTATAGATGGTAGTGAAACAAAGAACGGAAAGAGTCTCTGCGTTCCATTAAACAACAAATGCAGAGAGCTCCTAGGATCAATTAAACAACAGGGTCCTTATGTTTTCACCTACTCAGGAAGAAAAATGAACAGAGCCTCTAACACTGGCTGGTATAACGCATTAAAGAAGTCCAACCTAGAAGGTTTTAGGTGGCATGATATAAGGCATACTTGGGCTACTCACCATGTGCAGAACGGAACACCGCTTCACACATTACAACATCTTGGTGGTTGGTCAGACTTTAACATCGTCAACAGGTATGCACATTTGTCAAAAGATTATTTGAGCGATGCTTGTGAGGTAAGTAATACTCTGATATCTTAGTTTTACAGCGGGGTTAATAATCTTTGTCATATTTCCCCCTACTAGTATATGTACTTATTAGTCCCGCTTCTTTTTCCTTTTCTCAATTCTATCTAAACCATCTTGCAGTATCTTATTATATCTGAGATGTATTTTGTGCTTATCTTCATCTATCTGATCTGACAATCTTGAATACCTTGCGTAATCCTTTTCTCTTAAATTCATAATTGTCTTTTCTTTCTGATTTAATTTTCTAAGTTCTTTGTCTGCTCCTTTTACAGCTTTGTCTAGCTTAAGATATTCTGAATCAAACCCTGTTCTTTCTACATAGTCTCTTAATGCAGCCTTGTTGCTATCTTTCTTATAGCTTATATATTCACTAGCTTTTTGAGATATAAGTTCTTTCTTTTTGTAAAAGTTGCCTGCATCAACATAGTCCATTGGATCTGCCGTAAGAACCCTGATAAATGGAACCTCATTTAGCTCAATGCTTTCGTTTGTTCCTTTTGTGAGGTTGTTGTATATCTTTCCTGATATTGATGCTGTTCTTTCAGCCATGGTATACATACCACCGAGATAGGACTGCAAGTAGAACTTCATTTTGTCTGGGCTGAAGTCAGCCATTCCTTTATCGAACTTACCGCCACCAGTAGCACTGTTAATCATCATTGTAAATTCTCTATAGAACTCATTGGTGTTTCTAAGTTTTCTTGATGACTTGGGAATTTCCGCAGTTCCTGGGTACTGTTCTTTGTAGACTGGTGCTCCCGTCCACTTTTCATTTACTCTGGATTCATAGAATGGCTTAGCTATCGATGGGACTGCTGTTTTTAAATAATCTATTCCCTGATCTTGAGAATAACCTATGCCTACTGGGGAGAATGCTCCAGATATTATTCCAGCCATATCCTTGCTCATTTCTACTGGCGTTCTTTTTTGGTATCCAAGTATTGGTTTGCTTGCCACCTCGGTTCCCATTCTTCCTAGATTATAGAATATGTTATATCCATATGGCAAAGGAATAGCTAACGCAAATGGCTTGCCATTAACGGTATATCTTCTGCTGTATTTATTAAATTTAACCTCGCCATCCTGAAACTTTACGCCAGGTATTGGTATAACCATGAATCTTTCTTTTTCGTGATCTGGTATCTTGTCAATAAGGAGTCTTCCATCCTCGTCCTCATCTGATACCAACATTGAGTACATTTGCACAAGTGCACCAAGACCAGTAAGACCGCCCATTATATTTTTTGCAGACTTTGAAACCCCGCTCCAAACAACTTTTCCATCCTCAAATCCTATTGGGTTCATTCCTCTAAACATGTTTACAGAACCCTGAACAGATGCGTTTGCAAAAATATAAAGTGCGTTAACTACAGGTCCAAGTTTTCCAGATCTATTAAAGTTTATAGTTAGGTTCTTTGCCAGAACCGCGGCATCATCGAAGTCTTGTTTGGATGCTTTCTTTGTACCGCCAGCGGCGTTAATGTATTCTTTAAAGACAGCAAACCTTGCAGTATTTTCAATAGCATTGTTTATGTTTTCAACCATTTTAAATGTTGAGTTATAAACCTTCTTAGCGTTTACTTTTCCCTTTCCAGAGTGAACTAAAGAAAGCTCTTCCATGGCTTTTGCTATTTGATCTATGTCTTTGGCATTCACATAACCAGTCTGACCTCCAAACTTCTGGAACGCATCAAAGAGTGCAAATGTTTCTGGATCTTTTTCTTGTAGGCTTTTGGTTACATAGCCATCCTTAAGTTGCCTCATTGTCTTGGCTATATTGTTTGGCTTAAACGCCTTTGCTAGATCTAGGTTCTGTGCTCGCCCGCCCTCTATCTCTTGTTCTTTTAGTAGATTAAAGTACCCAGTTTGGTAATCCCTAAAGAAGTTTCCAACAATAAATTCTGGGGCAAGGGATGTATATAGGCTTGACAGCGTTCCTGTTAGCCCTCTCATAACGCCAATTGACCAATGCATGCTGTTATTTCCCCAAGCATCTAATCCCTTCGCCAGTCTCTCGTCTCTTATAACAATAAACTTTTGTTTGCCGTTTTCTTTAAATCCTATCTTAGATTCCCTTCCATCCCATTTATGAGGTCTTTCGTTTCTTTTTACACCCCTAACCTGCCATAGCTTTTTATCTGGGAATGTATTAACAAGCTCAGCCAAGGATTTGTCTATGAAATTCTTTTCTCCCCGAACCACAGCCGACTGCCTTCTTATAACAGCCTGTTCTAGAGGTGGTCCTGACTCAGAGGTCCTTCCTTTAGCTTCCATCACCTCTCTTCCAAAGACACTTATTCCACCACCAGTTGCTCTTGGTGAGTTGTCTTCAATAGTTTCAACAGAGAATCCAACTAGTGGTACATAGTATCTATATGAGCTATCCCAGTCCTCTAGGGTTTGTTCGTCTACAAGATCCTGATCTCTGTATATGTTTAATGTGTCCTGCTGATACGATTCAAATAGCTTGAATGCATCTAAGAGGTTCTTGCCCTTTTCATTGCTTGCACTTGCCTTGTTTGTCTTTTCATTAAACTTAATTCCAAGAGACTCAAGAGTCTCAATCGCTTTATCTGTTTTTATTCCAGATCCGCTGTCCTGATATTTTGCTAATACATTTTTTCTTTTAGTAATCTTTCCTTTAAGAACAGTTCTTTTTCCCTTTTCTGTTTCAGCAAGAAGCTCAGCCTCAAGCTCGGGTATTTCTTTGTTGTATTTTTCATTGATCTTTTTATTTCTTTCTGGGGCGTGCAGGTTTTTGAGAAAATCGTTGAACTCTTCTCTTGTTATATTGACGCTATTTAAGAACTCAGATATTTCTGTGGTTGCCTCAACAGCC